GATTTATTAGATGAAGATAAACCTATATCTGGACAAAAATATGTCTGTTTATCGTTTGTATCTCCTGAAAATATTCTTAAACAAAAGGAGCATTTTATGTTCGAAGAATTCTTGAAATATTACGACTTTATGAAATCTATGTCTAAATTTGAACAATTTCTTGCTTTTATTTCTTATAAATACGATATTAAACAAGAAGAGTTATCAACTGAATTTAAAAATTTCGTAGAAAATGAAACGGAAGAAATTAAAAAATCAAATATTAGTGATGAATATAAAACATTTATTGAAAATGAGGAAGAACAATTAACAACTCGTTTTCAAGAGAAACACGGTGCACAAACAAATGTTCGTGGATTAAAAGTTCGTGGTGTATTTGATACTTTAAAAGAAGCAGAAATTCGTAGTAAATTATTAAGACGTGTTGACCCTCATCATGATGTGTATGTCGGTCAAGTCGGTGTTTGGATGCCCTGGGAACCTTCTGCTTATAAGACAGGTAAAGTAGAATATTTGGAGAAAGAGTTAAATACTTTAATGAAAGAAAAATATGAGAATGAAAAGGAAGCGCGTAATATATTTGAAGAACGAATTAAGAATACACGCAAGAAAGCGTTTGAAGAGAATAAGAAAAAGGCGAAGAAATACAAAACAAAATTAACACAAAGATTGAATAAGAAGGGTGAACTTGTTGGTGTTCAAGATACAAATACGATTGAGACAACTCTTGGAGAGAAAGAGAATGTAAATGTTGAAGATATTCGTAAAGAATTATTTGAAGGTGATAATATTAGAACTAAAGAAGGTGATCGTAAACGTGAAGAAGAAAAGAATAAAAAGTAATTATGTTTGTTCGTTTAATTTTAATATATGTTTTTATTAATCATATATTAAAACTCTTTTATAGTATATATTAAAGATGAGTGTAACAAGTTTAGAGTTAAAGAAATTTGATATGAAAAAGATTAATTGGAAGTCAGGAGGTCCCGTAATTGTATTTATTGGTCGACGTGATACAGGTAAAAGTTTTCTTGTTCGTGATTTATTATATCATCAACAAGATATTCCATTAGGAACGGTTATATCGGGAACAGAAATTGCGAATGGGTTTTATAGTAGACATGTACCTAAATTATTTATCCACGATGAATATGATTCTTCTATTGTAGAAAATGTATTAAAACGACAAATGAAAGTAATAAAACATAAACGTAAAGAAGAAGAAAAAAAAGGTGGTTCTTTAATTGACCCACGAATGTTTATGATTTTAGACGATTGTTTATATGATAGTGGTTGGTCAAGAGATAAAATGATGCGTCTTTTATTTATGAATGGTCGTCATTGGAGAATTATGCTTCTTATTACAATGCAATATCCGCTTGGTGTCCCTCCTAATTTAAGAACAAATATTGATTATGTTTTTATTTTGAGAGAACCATATATGAATAATCGTAAACGTATTTATGAAAATTATGCAGGTATGTTTCCAACATTTGAATCATTTTGTCAGATTATGGACCAATGCACAGAAAATTATGAATGTTTAGTTATTGATAATAACGCAAAATCAAATCGTTTACAAGACCAAATATTTTGGTATAAAGCAAGTGATCATCCACCTTTTAAATTAGGTGCTCCTGAATATTGGGAAATGTCTAAAAATCTTCCTGATGACGATGATGATAAAGAAGAAACGATGTTTGACCCGAGTAAAATGAGAGCAAAACGTCACGGTCCAATCATTAATGTTAAAAAAACTACAAAATGGTAAAAAAAAATATAATTGAGTTTAAATAATGAATTACATTTTACTTATCATACAATAATTATATATTATATGATAGAAGAAACATTATATTATACAAAATACGATAATAAAAAATTATTCAATTCATTTAAAAAAATAAAATGTTATAATCTTCAAAACTATATTCCATTATACAAAAAGTATTTTTCTTTATCTAAACAAAATTGGAATAATATAAATTTAAATCATAAGTATCACATAAAAAATATTCATTCAATTACTTCTGATACAACAATCAATTGTTCAATTCATAATAGTGAATGATTTAAAAGAAGTATTTTTAAAATACTCACCATTAATTGACCCTACAAAATTACTTATGGGTAAATATAAAAAACAACCTGACTTATATAAACTTCCATCGTTTGATGATAATACTGTTCCTATATATGATGATATGAATAATGTAGCATATATTGATTCATTTTTTACATATTTATCATCTAAATTAAAGGATACTTATAATTTTATTCATTCTATACAATTTTATGGTTCATTTTTAGGAATTAAACATAATTTTCAATATGATATAATCGATGATTTAGAATTTTTACAACAATCTTCTTATTTTGCTTCTAACCTTGATAAATTTAAGATTAATCATTCTTATTTACTTGAATTATTAAATCATGATACAAGAAAAAACAAATATAATTTATCAATCTCTGATAATGAGACTGAAATTCATTCTATTCATTATTTAAATGATGAATTTAATTTAAAACAACAAAATGCTGAAAATCAAGAAACAAAAGATATTTCTATGATATATCAATATGATTTAACAAAGAAAACGACAACTTCTTCTTCTAATTCAACAAATTATAATAGTCATTGTTCTTCACGTATATCTTTGTCTGACCAAAGTCATAATAGTAATATATCTTCAGAAACATCATCTGAAGAAGATGAAAGTATAGATGACCAAGAGTTATTTGTATCTATTGATAAAATGCCAGTTCAAATTATTGCGATGGAACAAATGACAGATACATTAGATAAATATATTATTGAAAAACATGAAATGATTAGTGAGCGTGAATGGTTATCTATATTATTTCAAGTTGTAATTAATTTACTTGTATATCAAGAGATGTTTAATTTCACACATAATGATTTACATACGAATAATATTATGTATGTAGAAACTGATATAAAATACTTATATTATAAATACGACAATACATACTGGAAAATACCTACATATGGAAAAATATATAAAATTATTGATTTTGGACGTTCTATTTATACATATAAAGGTGTGAAACACGTAAGTAGTTCATTTGAACACCGTAATGACGCGGGCGGTCAGTATAATATTGAACCATATTATGACCCGAATAAACCTTTAATTGATATTAATTATAGTTTTGATTTATGTCGTTTAGGATGTGCTTTATATGATTTCTTTAAAGATGATATTACAGTTTGTTTAAATAAACAGAAACAACCACCTCTATTTTTACAAATGATTATGTCATGGGTATTAGATGATAAAGGAAAAAATATTTTATATAAAAGTAATGGTAAAGAACGTTATCCAGGATTTAAATTATATAAAATGATTACTCGTTTAGTACATAATCATACACCTCAAAATCAATTTAAACAAGGATATTTCAACCAATTTAAAATATCAAAAAGAAATATCCATAAATCTAAATATAGTAGAATACAAAATATTGATAAAATGTTAAAATAATTTATAATAATTTTTATAATTATTATTATAAATTTGAAAATCTAAAATTCAGGTTCTCCTGTAAAGACAGTCGGTGTATGACCTTTTACTATTTCTTTCACTGGAGAGATTTGTTGATAAATGAAAAATCCAGCAATAGATGAGAAATATACTAATAATGTTTCACGTAATATACTCTTTAAACTTTCATTTTTTTTCATAATAACACGCATTTCTAAAAATTTTAGTATAAAATACGATATTGCTATTACAATTGATATAGTAAATGATTGTGTATCTAACATTTTAAATATATGTATAATAGAATATACATTAAAAAACGCACTATAATATAAATAATTTATTCGAGAGGTTCAATATCATCTAATTCAATTGTATTATCATTTTTATTATTTTCTTTTGGTTCTATTGTTTCAATACCTAAATCATCGAATGGTATTTTATCATCATCTAAAATTTTTATTCTTTCTTCATCATCATCATCTTCTGTATTTTCTAATTCACGCATTCTACCTATTTCTTCTAATCGTTCTATCGTTTTGGGTGCTTCAACATTTTCTTCATTAGTTTTATTCACTTTTGTAACTTTATCTTTACGATTAAAATCAATTACTTTGTCTGTATCATTAAATTCAATCTGTTTTTCTTCATTTGTATCTTTTAAAGAAACATCATTATTAACAATTTCAGTATTTGTATTCGGTGTGGATTGTTGTGTAGAATTACTTAATTCAGGTGTGGATTGTTGTGTAGAATTACTTAATTCAGGCGTGGATTGTTGTGTAGAACTACTTAAATCAGGAGTGGATTGTTGTGTAGAATTACTTAAATCAAGTGTAGATTGTTGTGTAGAATTACTTAAATCAGGTGTGGATTGTTGTGTAGAATTACTTAATTCAGGCGTGGAATGACCTCCCTTAACTTCTTTACTTTCTTCTTTTATATAATGTTCTTCTCTCGTTTCTTCTAAATATGTTCGAAGAATACGTTCAATCGGCATACTTTGGCGTATTGCGTTCAAAATAGATTCTTGTATCATTAACTCACACTCACGTTTATGCTTTTGTTTTTCTAATCCTGAACAATAGATATCAAATAAATATACATTTTTATAAATCTTACGTGCGATTTCAATATATACACGATGAATAAATAAAGATAATGAAGGAATATCAATATCTATCTTTTTATTCTTTGTTCCAACACGAATACTTGTTAAATTCTTCAATACAATAATATGAATACAACTAATTAGTTCTTCTAAATAAGGACACTTACTTTGTTCTAAAATACGTTTTGTTTCACGTTCTATCATATCGGGGTTCCATTTAGGTATTCTTCCTAATACATTTTGAAAAGTCATTAAGTACTTATCTTCTTGATCGTTATCACGACATAATTGTAATGAATCTTTAAATAATGAATAGATACCTTGATAAATTAAAGGAGATAAACGATTAAATAATTCTTGTGTGTATTCATTTCTTGCTTCATTTAATGTTGATACATTATAATCATCCATTTACATATGTTAATGAAAAGGTTTTTTACATTTTAAACATATTTCTCTTAAAATGCATATCATTAAAATACGGTCATCGCGAATATGTACACGATGAAGTTCATATAACCATTCTATTTGATTTTGAATTTCTATATCACTTATTTTTTCTTTTACAATGTAGTCTAAAATATCTTTTGTATGGACACCTTTAGAATAAAACTTTGTTACTTTTTCTTCAATTGTATTTTCATTTATATTACTCCATTCCTTATGAAGTAATAAACGTTTTTGACGGTTAATATAAGCGGTATATGACTTATCAATAATAATTTCATCTTCATATGGAACATATATACAATAAAAACGTGATAAAATTGGATTAAGTATAGTTTCTTTCTTGTGTGCGGTTGAAATAAAACGTGTAGAATGTGAGTATAATTCAATAATTCTTCTTAAGGCGGATTGCGCATCTGACGTTAAATAATCAACATTATATAAAACAATTGTTTTAAACTTTGATACAGAACATATTGATTGAGCAAAGTATTTTAATCCATCACGAATACAATGAATTCCTTTACCTTCAGCACAATTCATACTCATTACATATTCGTTTATTTCTTTGGAAGAAGTATAACATTTTGAAATTATATATTTCACATATTTTTCTAAATATACATTTTTAGTTCCATAAAAAAGAAAATGAGTTATATTATCATATTTAATCATATCATCAATCATAGTATATATGTTGTCATTCATACTATGATTATATTCGTATTTTAAATTTAATTTAATAACTATGTAAAGATTTTGTATAAGGATTATTGCGGAATGGAGATAACAATTCAGGATTATTTCTCTCCATGACATCATAGTGTTGTGGTGTACGTTGTTCACCAACTCTGTGTGGTGTATCATAAAATCCACCTGTTTGTGGAACAAACTGTCTATGATTAATACGATCTTTATCTAATTTCTTAACATCCATATTTAAAAAGTCTTGTCCATTAAATATTTTTACGCTAGAACCTTTCGGTTCACGACCTCTTAATACAGGTTCTTTATCTATTAAATGTGCGTTATACGCATAATCATAATTTTGTTGTTTTTGTTGATACGCTTTCGCCACACCTGTAAACTCTTGATGTGTATCCTCGCGGTGTTGTTGTCTTGCTTGATATGTATTATCACTATATGATAAAGGAACATAGGATTGAACACGCATTGGATAAGGATTACAATCAGTCATTTCTTTCATTGTCGTTCTCGGTACATCCTTAGGGTTTTTCACATATCCTTTAGTTATTTCTTGATTACCCATATTACCACTAATACGAACATTTCCTATAACATTGTCTTTTCGTGTTGGACGTATGATATCCATTAAAGGTGCTACAACCGCTTTTGCAAATGTTGAAACAGCACCTAATGGAACTTCTTTTTGTGTAGTGCTTCTTTGATTTGGTAATATATGTGCGCGATGTCCTTCAATACCATAATCGTTCTTTGTTACGTGCTGTTTATCACGAGCATGAGCGTTTGTAATATGTTTTATAGGTGCGTCCAATTCGGGTCGTGTAGAAGGATGATAATAACCTTTTGTATATGGTGCTTGATATTCTGTATTTCCATTTGAACCATAATATTCAGGGTGAACACGCTTTTCTTCTTTTAGAATATATTTTTCTCTTAAACGTTGTGCTTTTTCTTGTCCAACGGTTGTGAAATATCTATCCGGAGAGTTAACATAAAAGGTTTGTGGAGATTTTTTATGAACGATACCAATTGAACCACGATTTGTTACGTGAGATTTACCTCCTAAAAATGTACCTCCATAAGATACTTTAGGTTTATTTTTAACACGTAACTCATCTACATTCTTCGGCATCCATTTATCACGTGCTTCTAACCCTGCGTTATAACCACTTGTTCCATCTACCAAATTGTCTTTCTTACCTAATCCAGGACCAACACGTATTTCCTCCCATGGTTTTACATTTGAAGCATAACGTGAGGGGTTCATACGACTTTGAATAAAGTTTGATTGGTTCGGCATTCCATAAGCCCATCCTGTATTCTTACTTTCTTGAGGACTAAATAATGGAGCAATCTCTTTTTTACGTTGATGGTGAACTCCAGCACCTTGTTTATAATCTAAATAATGACTTGATAGAGATTTAGGTTGTGTTGTTGTTGAACGGAAGAATGGTTGCATATTATTATGAGAGAAATACTCTAAAGGTTTTGTATCACCTGATACAGATACTCCTTTACCTTGTTCTATATATTGTTCGGGTTGCATATATTTATCTGTATATGGTTTAAAATTATCTTCTAAAATCTCTGGTGTTGAATTACTATGCGTAGTAATTGGTTCAGACTCTTTAGGAACTGGTTTCAATTGTGATAACTTGTTTGACGTATATCCTTCTTTTGTATTATGATTATTACGATTTGATAAAATGTATAAACTTCCAAGTGCAATTGCTGGTATAGCAATTTCCATTATTATAGTTTGTTTTGAAAAAAATATTTTTTTTATAATTTTTTATTATAATTATCGCGTGCCATATTTCTTGTATTTATACGTGCGTTAAAATCTAATTCCGTATACTTTTGAGGATTAAAATGTAAATGCGATATACGATGTTGTGGTAGGTCAACATAACTCCACGCGGGATGTGTTAATCGTGTTTCTTGTGTATAAGCATTCATTGTTGGATAATTATACAGGATGTGTGTTTCACCTACAGAATTATATGGATATACCTTGTGAGAACAATATTTAGATGCTGGACGATTACGTCCATCCAAATCTGAAGCGACATCCATTGGATGAACATCTCTTAAATTAGCACCCCATTTTTGTAATCTTATATTTGGGTCTTCATAATAATGTGGTTGAACACCATTACCTGGTGTATTTAATATCCAACGACCTATATCTGTACTTTCTTGATTTCTTTTCTCTAATCTTAATATATCATCATTAAAACGTGTTGACGCCATATGTTTTATAATAATACATAAAAAAAATTATTATAAAATTATCTTCGTCTTCTGGTATTACGACGACGACGTGATTTAGACTTCTTACTTTTTACACTACGATGACGACGGCGTGATTTAGACTTCTTACTTTTTACACGACGACGTGATTTAGTTCTTTTTAAACTTCCACCACCTTGAATATTATTTTCATCATCTACATTTAATAAATGATTTCTTAAAGTAACAAATCTATTATATTCAGGTGTATTTACCGCTCCTACATTTTCTAAACTGTTTATTTCAAAATTTAAATAACGCATTGCTTGTTCTCGGTCTTCTTCACTTAAATCATTAGGATCAATATCAGGGTTATTCATACTCATACTTAATACATATACGTGTGCATTATCATTACGAGGTAGTCGTGCATGTCGTCTTAAGGGTAAGGGGTCTGGTAAATTATTCATTGAACTATATATATAAATGTTATATAAAATTTATATGGGACAAACTCCTGATAAATCTTCATAATCACTATATAAGATTGTATTAAATAATATACGAATGTCTTGATTAAACCGTGCATATTTAGATGTGTTTCTATCATTGATTACATCTTTTAATAAATTTAACGCATTTTGTTTATCTTCTAAACTCCCTGACCCGTTATTATATAATTGTAGAGAACGATTATATATTCTATCAATAAGTCGTCTTTCTAAATATTCATTATGACTTGAATACCTTATTTTTTCCATTTATACTATAAAAATATATTTTTATGGACGATAAGGACGTTGATTTTTTAATACAACTAATGGTTGAGGCATAATAACAGGTGTTCTTTCAAAGAAAGATATAGAACGCTGTGGTTTTTCTTTGGGTTTAAAATTTTCATATGGTGAAACATTTGCTGTTAAATCTGTTGAACGAATACCATAAATATAATTTTCTGTTTCTGTTGGATTATACGATAATGTTTCATTCGGTCTATAACCAGGTTGTATACCAAAACAAGGAAAATCATTATGTTTTGAATATACTTTATTAGAATTTGTTTGGTATCTTAAAATATGTTCTTGAAATTGTCTATTTTGTAATTTATACTCTCCTATTCCATTCTTTAATCTTGTATCTGACATTGTTGTTTTATATTATTAATACATTTTTTATAATTTCTATAAGATTGACGCGTTCTATATTCTATATACTCTAATTCTTTTTTATATTCCATATATTGAATAATATTTTGTAAATATTCATGTGTTATATGGAAATTATTATAACTAAAACAATCAACAAATTTATCTTTTGATAATTCTACAATTAACCAACAAGTTTCTTTATATTTACCTAATTCTTCATATAATTCATATATTCTTTTATGTAAATCTTCAATATCATATCGTGGCATTCTAAAAACAAAACATAATTCACGTTTATAATACGTTTGAGACCTATCACTATCTGTTAGAAAATTATACAAAACATTCACATTTGGTTGATAAAAATCAATCATTATTAAAGTTATAATTTTTAATAATAATTATTATTTAAGTTTATTATCTTCGTAAGGTTTGTCTTTGTTTTACAAACTCACGTGTAGGTATTCCACCTCTTACCCAACCACTATCAGCAACTTCTTCGATTAAGTGTTGTGGATGTTGTATATGTTCTTTTAAATGATTTAACATTGGTGTGTGATGATAAGGAACATAACTCATCTCACTAGTTGTATTACAACTCTTACGATTTTGAACCATATCACCTTGTTGTATTTGTGATTCTTTTACAGGGTCTACCGCACCACGACCCAAATATGGAACAGTTACAAAAGGTCTTGAAAATAAATCAATTGAACCTTTGGGATTTGTTTGCATTTTACTTATTCTTAAACGACTATCTACATCTACATTACAACCACCTAATCCTACATTTGAAAAGGGGGCGCTCGTTAAAAATACAGATGGTTGTTGTGTAGCAATATGCATTGGTTTTTTCATACCACAATTTTCAACATAATAATTTGTTGTTAAATAGTTATTGTAAACCTGATTTTGACGTTCTTTATCAGTTAATACACAACTATCATCATCTAATCGTGAGAGATTATAAAAACGATAATCCTTAACGTGTGCCATTATTTATTATAATGGTATAATAAAAATTATCTTAAAATATGACGATAATTATTTTGTTCACATTTCCATTGATCACCACCACGACATGAACCCATATTTCCGTAACAAAATTTTAAAAACGCGTCTTGGTCGTTGGGTATAGTTGTATTAGGCATACTATGAAACTGACGCATAGAATGTTCGAATTGTAATGTATCACTTAAATCATTTTTCTTATAATCAAATTTTTTTTCAACATTATGATTTATTTCTTCACGAACAGAAGGTGTAAATGAAGGTGTCGCAGGTTTTCTATCTGGATTTATGTAATAATCTTTTTGTAAAACATTCATTAAAGGATTATTAGGAGTTGGTTTTGTATATTGTTGTTGTATATTTGTATGATTATTTATAGTTTGGTAAGGAACTCTAAATCCTTCTTTATCATTTTTTGTAGTAATATACATCATACCTCCTAAAACACTAACACTCATTATTATAATAATGAATAAACGTGCTGAAGGTTGTATAATTAACCCAATCAATCCTAAAACAATCATTGTTCGTGTTAATGCGTTTAATTTCTCGGTTGTATTCATTGTATGTTTAGGTATAAAGTTTATATGTTCAGTATCCCATAAAATACTTGGTTTATAAATCCATAGTTTTGATGTTGTTTCTGTATGTTTCATAATAGAATGTTTTATTATTATACGATAAAAATATATTATTATTTACGATTACGTTTTTTACGATTACGTCTTTGTTGTTTTCTCTTAATATTTCTTTCTTTTTTATCATCATTAATCATACTTTGTTCAGGTTTCTCTCCTCTTTGATAAACTGTTTGTTTATTCTTACGTTCTTCTAACTTCTTCTTCAATCTTTGTTTTTGTTCGTCACTACGATTGGGTTTAAAATATCCATCCATTGAAGACATCTGATTCATCATACGTTTTAATTGTCTCATATGAGGAACACGATGTCCTAAATCTTTCATTTTTTTTAAAATATCTTGTGCTTCTGTCATCATTTCTTCCTGATTTACTTCACCTGACTTCATTTTTGTATCCAATTTACTCCCTATTTTTTTTACTAAAGACATAAGTTTCGATGGATTTTTAAATAATTGTTTCATTACACCCTCAAAACTTTGTGTATTTTCATCTATATCCATTTCTCTCGCCGTCTCTTCCGCTATCTCTTGAGCTAAAGAACCTAGTGTTCCACCCATTAATGATTGGATTTGTGAGTGAAGTTCATCAGCATTCATATTTTGTGATATATCTTCTAATGAAATTGAAGTTTCATCTGTATTACTAAATAAATCTTTCATATTTTCTATCACATCATTCATTTTTTCTTTTAATGTATCTTCATCAATCGCCTTGAATAACGTTTCGGATTCTTCACCAAATGATGATGTATCTTTTGTATATCCAACCAATTGGAATAAAATTAATTGAAGATACTTCCATATCACTTGACGTGTTTTATCTGTGATTGTTGTATCCTTCCACAATACTGAAAAATCAATTCCTGGTATAAATTCTAAACCTTCATTATTAAATATTTCATCATTTTGATACATAATATTGAAAAAATGTGGTAGAAATTGTGTCTTACAATGTTGTAATATATAAGATGTATCATAAGTATTACTTGTAATATCTAAAAAGACCATTAAATTCTCATTATTTTGAACTGTTTCTTTATATTCAGGAAACGTTGATAATGTATCCGCAATAAATTCGCGGTATATTTTAGTAAATTGTTGTGATAAAGAAATATCTTCTTCAGTCATAACTTTTTAATATATATCTTTAATAGTTTTTAATTTAAAAATTGAATTTAATATTTTTCTATAATAAAAATAATTAAAAATGTTATTTAAAGATTGTATAATCTCTCTCACAACTGATTACAACATCGTTATACTTACAAAATCTAATTGTATATACTGTAAAAAATCAATTGAATTATGTAATCAGTATGATTATGATTTTACAACATATAAAATAGATACCTTCTTAAATAATAATAAACAAGATGTATTAGATGTAATTAAATCGTATAATCATGGGAAGGAGTATAACACCCTTCCAATGATATTTATAAATAAACAATTTATAGGAGGATATAATGAATTAAAAGAAAAAATAGAACAAGATTATCTATTTGAATATAAAGAATATACTGATATTGATTTTTAGTGTAAATATTATTATGTTGTATCATACAATTCAGATAATTTTGTAAGATTTTCAATATATTTCATTACTTTTTGTTGATTTTCTTTACCCATTTTACGAACAGGGTCTCTTAAACGCTCTATAATATTCATTAATTTTTGGTCTTCTTCTACATCATTTGTATAATCTTTTTCTATAAAGAATGAAATATCGTGATTATAAATCTTTTCTTTATAATTATCCGTTACATATTTCTTCCATCCAACAATAAGTAGTCGTGGATTAGACTTCTTTATTGTCTCACATAATGTCTTGGAACGACGTATATCCTTATCTTCTGGAAATACTTGTTGCACATCATCAATAAATTCTAAAATATGTGTATTAAATGTTTTAATAATACTTGACATTATTATATTTTTATTTAATTTTATACTTTTAAGTCGTTATTAGATAATATTTTACTCTGTTTTATAAATAAATCATATGTTAATACATTATATATTTCATTTAAACCTTCGTATTGATGTTTATTATCCACGATTAAAGTAGGTGTATATTGAATGTTTGGACTAATATCAATTATTTTGTTATTATATTCGTTGTATATATATCGGTTTTTCTTTTCGTAATTATATTCTATACTATCTAAACATATGAATGAAATATTTTTTTTCATTTCATTAGTTAATTTATAAATCAATTCAATAGAATATAAACAGTCTGTTCGATAATATAATATAATATTCATAACGATTATTATATTATTTACATAAAATTGATTATAATTTCTAAATATATTATTTAAAGATAGTATATAAAAGTAACTATAATGGAAACACCTGTAATAACAAATATTAAAGATGATAGCGACGTTTTAGAGTTTGAAGTTCATCATTCGAATGTTAGTATTATTAATTCAATGAGACGATGTATCCTTTCAGAAATACCGATTTATGTATTTAAAGGATTTCCACACGAAAAAAGTGAAATCAATATTATTAAAAATAATACAAGACTTCATAATGAAATTATTAAACAACGTTTAGGATGTATACCTGTATTTATTAAACCTGGTAAAGAAATTTTTGATATTACAAAATATAAATTTGTTATTGATAAAAGTAATTTAACAAATGAGACTGTTTATATAACAACGGGTGATATTGAAATATATAATATTGAAGATACAAATAAAAAGATTTCTAAAAAAGTTAGAGATAAGATTTTCCCTAAAAATGAAATTACAGGAAATTATATTATTATCGGTCGTTTAAGACCGAGAGTATCACCTGATATTGAACCGGAGACACTTCAAGTTGAAATGAAACTATCTATAGGGAATGCTAAAGAAGATGGTATGTTTAATGCAGTATCAACCTGTAGTTATTATAATCTTATTGATGAAAGCAGAGTTGAACGAGCACGTGAAGAATATAGTAATAAAGTCCGTAATTTTACAAATGATGAAAAAACATATGAACGAGAGATGAAGAATTGGGAGGTTCATGATAAAAATAGAATTATACACCCAGATAAATACTCTATGAAGATTGAAACATTAGGAATATATACAAATACGGAGATATGGAATACAAGTTGTGATATTATGATTGATAAATTAAATAAAATTATTGAAGAATGTGATAAAGAAACATTAACAATGGAGTATCAACTTGGAACAACACATTCATTTTATATTAGATTAGAAAATGANGATTATACTNTGGGTAAGGTCCTTGAATATATGATATATACGATGGANTATGTAAATAAAACCAATACGAATAANTGTTTATTGGTTAACTTCTTTAAAAAACATCCTTTAAATTCGTATGGTATTCTTAGAATTGATTTTATTAAAAATGGTGATAATATTGAAGATATTAAGAAGTATAGAGACACAATTTATGAAATACTTAAAAAGGGTTCTGAAGATTTAAAAATACTTTATAAAAATATGAAAATGTAATATATGTTTCAAATAGTTTTTTAATTATATATATTATAATAATACATATGACATATACATTATTAAATAATGATGGTTCAACAATTGTTACAATTACGCAACTGGAAACGTCGCCTTTAGTTAGTATTTTAGACTATGAAAATTCAGATATTACAAATTCTTCAAGATTTGATTTAGAAGATGTATCAAAATCAATATTTTCTTTATCAATTGATGATGCCGGTAATGTTTTAGCGGTTGGTGTTCCATTTACGACAACAAATAAAGGTTATGTAAATATATATAGAAGAAATAATAATACGTGGGTGCTTCATA